ATGCACGAGTCGTCGGTCTTCGTTGAGTTTCCGGAGATCAACCTCAGTTGCAATGGTCTTTTGTGGAAGGGGGCCGGTGGGCCCTATGTTGCGGTGCCGCGCCACCGTGTGGTGGACGACCACACTGTGCAGGATGGGTGGGTGAAGAAACCCACCAAGTGTTTGGTCCACCGCATGGGTCAGGAGCGCCCGGTGGAGTGTGTCGTGTCCAAGGTTTTGGGCACAGGTGACGACCGGGTGGTGTGCATGCTGAAGGGCATCGACGCCCCCCGTGTCAGGTTTGAGGAGCCACGGGTTGGTTCGACCGCCATGTCTATGTGGTGGTCTGTGACCGCCAAGCGGTGGGTCAGCGCGGCTGGCCCTGTGCTGGGGGTGACACCCACTGGGGTGGTCATCTACCAGTTTTCAACCGCCCCCGGGTGCTGCAGGGCCCCGGTTTACGGCTCCAATGGGGGTGTCATCGCTGGACACCATTGGGACCGGTTGTTGGCGCCGTGCGGCCGAGCGGCCCCGGCTGGAGACGCGGAGGTTGGTGAGGTCCCCTCAGGGTGGGACCCCAATTACCGCGCTGTCGTCAACCCCTTGGGTTTCCCCCAGGGGGCTTTCGAAGACCAGTTTGTGGGCCAGGTAGGCCTGGTCGGAGCGCAGCCGTTCAATCGGCGGGAGGAGTTCAAGGTGCAGGCGCTGCGCCGGGACATTGATATGTCCCATTTCAAGACGGAGTACTTCCGCGCCAAGCCGAGCACCGACATGCTCGCCGCGGAGTTGGAAAAGTTTTGGGAGCCATTGCGGGTTGAGTTTTGTCCCCGACGAATGGCGGAGGCAGCGAAGGCTGTGCTAATGTTGGAGGGGGATGCCTCTGTGCCGTTTCAACCGCCCACGCTTGAGAAGTGTGTGGAAATCGTGCGTAGTATGGACCAGGGGTCCACTAATGCCGGCGCTGATGCGCCTGGCAAATCGCACCGGGAGTACCTGCTGGAGCTGGGGGATGGCGACATTGAGATGGGCATAGAGAAGGCAGCCCGCGTCACGTTGGAGTGCTATGAGAGAGCGTCACGTGGCGACACGGAGGATATGGAGAGCTTTTGGCACTGGAGTGTGCAGGGCAAGCGTGATGGCTACAAGCTGAAGAAGCTGCATCAGGGTCGATCAATTCAGGCCCCATGCTTCACGCTGAAGGCGCTGTGGAAGGCGTGTTTCAAGGAGTCCGACGCCGCGTGGATAACGCGGGATTGGATGATGCGCTCAGGTTTTGATTATGACAAACCTGTGCCGAATCACCTTGTGCGCGAGTACAAGCGAGCTTTGGCTGTGTTGAGCTTGGATGAGTCGGGTTTCGACCGGCGCATGCCGAAGGAGTTTATGGACTTCTTCTTTAAGCTCTACATGCCCTACGTGTGTCCGGGCGTCCCCGTGGCGCTCATGGAGGCTTTGAGGGAT